GTCAGGATTCTCAAGAATAAAATCATATGAAGTCACGCCAGCCTTTGCCTCTAGTTGTTGGATGAGAAGCTTTAGACGTGGTGATGCGTTGAAGATAGTCATTTGATGAGCGTAAATAGCTGCGTTAGTGGGATCGATAAATCAAGCGGTGACGCCATGGATTCGACGCCATGCACACCATGTGATCGCTTGCATGACAGCAGGAGACACACCCATCTTTCGCGCTGATTTCACATAGTCTGATTTGATTTCTTTTCTTAGTTTCACGCCTATGGCTGGCACGTCAGCGAGTGACGTTCTTCCACCATTCCATATGCAGTAAGCGTGACCATCTATGCAGACGTCATCTAGATCTGCAATGCATGAGGCAAATTCTCGCAGCTTGGGACCGCTTAGAGTTTCGAGCACAGGTCCCATGGAATAAGAATCGAGTCCCAATATGGTGACCGCCTTCTGTTTGTTTTTGTTGAAAGTACAGACCTTTACATGTTGAGCACTATTAGGGTCTGCATTGTATGCCTCTATTAGATTCTCAGCATCTACAAGATTGCGGCTCCATTTATTACGTGGACTCAACGCTGCAATGACACCAATACAAACCGATTCAGTAAATCCGTATGTGTCGCTGAGCCGCTGCGCTGCTTCTTTTGCGTGTTCATACCAGTGAGTGCCGGTGATGATTTCGTCAACACTGGCCAAGGCATAGACGGCCTTGATGTTGTTGGTGTTCTTGCGTGACACGGTGGTTTGGTGGTGGTGGTGGTTTGCGTTAGTGGAGTTGATGATCAATAGCCTTCTACTAGGTAAGCTTCCCCACATTCCATTGATACAACGGGCTTATCGGCTGATTCACTCAAGTACCACTCGAACTTTGATTGATAGACACGAGCCCCTTTTGTGAACTCAGCGAGAAGCGCATTGATGCGTGATTTTGTGGTGCTGGTTTGCCACCCTGCGTCAGTGATGGCGAGCTGTGCTCTGCCTGACTCGTTGTGATCATTAAGGACGCAGATCTTATGACCATGCAGCCTGATCACGACACCATGATCCGTGTTGTCAACGCTGGTGTTGCCTGAATGCCAATCCCGACGACTGCGAACAGCGGCATTCATTTGTGCTTCGATTTTTCTCATGAGTTTGGTGGTGGTGGTGGTGGTTTACGGTAGTGGAGCTGATGAGAGCTGATTAATCGTCTTGTGGTGGCTCTTCATTGACCATGGCGTCATAGTCGCGTTCCTGTTGCCGTTCATACGCGGCAAGCATTAGATCCTGTAGAGAATCGTTCATGCGATCCATCTCTTGAATTGTCATGACAAAACAAGAGCGGGTGAGATCTGTGACTCAGTGTCGTGGACGAAATCAGACCAGTCAGTCCATGGCTCACCTTCAAGGTCGCCACATGGATCAACCAAATAGATTTCGTACTCGTCATCGTCTGAATTGAAATCAAGCTGAATGGAGAATCCGGTTGCCTCTTCAAGCTTGTTCGCGTATCTGACCATGGTCTGTTCCATGGTGTTGGTGAGTTGGTGGCCGGTGTTGTTCTTGAATGACATGATGAGTGGACTGCGTTAGTGGAATTGATAAAACAATACTAGTGGGCTCGCTCGTGGTCAATAGCAGCGGCAGTAGCACCGACACAAACAAGAGCGAGTGAAGCTTGCATGAAGTGACCCATGCCGCGCCTGGCTGCTGCTGTGGCCGGTGGTGTGGCGATGATTGAGACAATGGCCAGCATGATGAGTATCAGGCCGACTGGAGCGGTTGTGACTGCTACTAGGCGTGATGTTGTCATGTGATGAGAGCTCTTTGTTGAGGGTGGTTGTCGTAGTGGAATTTAAAAGAAGCAGTAGAGGCTCAGGCTTTCGCCTTCTCCGTTCCTCTCGCTTGCATCCATCATGGACCCTCGGCTCCGCTAGTGGAAGTGAAGCAACCCAATTATTGACATTTCTTAACAGTTCAATCCTTTTCGGTGTCGTTGTCATCAGCAGCAAAGCGAAGCATTGACACTTCCTCGCGTAGTTCAGGATCGAGCACCCATTCCTCTTCTATTGCCTGGACAGCACTGATTGAATCCAACTGTTCTGGTGTTAAATCTTCTGAGTGGCTGTATTCTCCATCGTCAGATAACCAACCTAGAAGATTGTTGTCCATGTGATCATACAACTCCTCTACAGCTCGCTTAACATTGTCGTCATAGCGTTGTTCTAACATAGTCATGAATAATTAAAATAAAGAATAGTTTTTAAAGTGTGTTGATATAGTGATAAATATAAACTAAACAGATGATCACATAAATATAAAAGTAAGGCACATTTAGTAATGAACTGTTAGCGTTACATAACATAAATCAGTTGACATTACTTAGCACCGTTCATGCCGCATGAATCAGAACTCATTAGTAACTTAGACTAATGAAAACGTAGTTATGCCAGTGGATCTCAGCTATTTATTACGATCGATTGCAATCAGAGGGGCTGATTGAGAAATAAAAACCTAAGTCAGGCCCCTTAAATAATATTTAGGAGGGCAAATCATGCCCGCTAAATGAGAGATAAAAACGCTAATCTGCCCGACTTTTGCCTGTGGAAAACGGGGTACATACGGGGGGAAAATATAAACAACCCACCAGGTTATAGACTTCAGAAAATTATGTCATTTTACTCTGAAGGGAAGTTCCAAAGGTGGTCTACCTCAGGATGGATAGACATACCCTCAAAAGGGTCCACAACACGTCCTTCCATAGCTGCCCTGATAGATCGTACCAGAACAGGGTTCTTAGCCTTCAGAGCCGCTGCTAGGGCGTCCTGAAGTTGTTTGTTCGTCGCCATTGAATACAGCCATATAAATATTAGGGAGACACTCCTTAAGCACATCACCACAACCCTCAGCAATCTGTTGATGCTCAAGTTGCGTACCGTTAGCAGACCGAAGCTGGATGTAATGGATCCAGGATCTAATAGACCCAGCCATATACAACCGAGTAGGGGTGTTTAAAGGCAGCACAGCTCTAGCTGACTCTTTAGCGATCCCTTTGTCTAGAAGACGGTTATAGAGTTTTGTTGATTCATAGAAATGATCTCTAATCTCCAACTGAAGAGATTGTTTATCCCAAGGATTAAGATCATCAATAGAGTTCTGTCTGTTCTTTAGATCTTGTCTCCTAAGATCTGGAATAGCAGGAGGTAGAAGATCACTAACAGAAGCATACCTCTGAGAGAACTCTTGAAAGCTAAAAGATCTATGTCTAAGGATTTGAGCAGCAATGGCTCTAGTGGTATTAATCTCAATCACCATATGAGCTAACTCAAAGGGTGACCAATGATTATGTTTAATAAGATACTTAATCAACTTCTCGCATTCAGGATTATCCTGATTTGCAGGGTTAGAGACTCTGGCACAGTAAGAGATAAGCTCTTCTGCTTTAGGAGTTATTGATATAAGGGTAGTAGTGCTAGTGGTAGACATGCTCTATAGGTAATAACCTTTATGTTTTATATGTTTTTATCTTGTTAGTTTTATCTAAAAGAATAAAAAACAATACCTCATCAACCCAAACAGTTGTAAGCAATTGCAAATGCTTTGGGTTGTGTGTGTTTTATGTACAGTGATTCTAACGATGTGCCTTCCCCCAAAGTTGCCAAAAAGGAAGCGGATTTTCACCGTGTTAGTCTTGATTTAATTGTTGGTTATGTTGTGTTTAAGGAGAAGAGACCCGGATTACCAGGGTCTCTAAACCGCATATCCACACAGAAAGACACCACTCTCTCTGCTTAGGTGGGCCATCAAACTAGACCCAGTCCCAAACCTTAGTGCTGCCAGAGGTTTTGAGGTTTTGAAAGGAACCACCAGTAGCCAAGAGATCTGTAGCCAACTGAGGGTGATTTTCAAGGGCATCCATCATTGCCTTCCACTCTTCGTTCTTACGGAAGGCTTGCTGTTTGTGTGCTGATTGAGCAAGGGCATCAATAAACCACTGAACCCCCTGGGACATTGCATCAATACGGTCATCATGTCGGACAGCTCCACGACCTCGGAACATTCTTGACATCTGGTATCCGAGCATGTATTCAAGACGCTTTTCAGGTGGAGCATCAGGATTAGAGCTGTAGTCATATTCCCAGACCTTCGGATCAATAATCAGCTTGTGCTGGTTCATGACTGGTTCAAGGGTGTCGATGATACGTTCTTCCTTTCTGACTGTGGCTCTAACTTCTTCTGTAGAGAAGGCAGCACCTTGCTGTTGAATGTGTCTGTTAAACAATTCACATATCATCCCGTCCCCGAAGTTCGATTCTACGAGAAGACGAGAAGCTTTATACCTCTTACCTAATCGAACAATGGCGGAGAGTGTGTCATCAGAATAGCCATCACGGAAAGCTTTTATGTCACGAACAAAGACATAACCATTGGCTTGAGAAAGCACAACACAACATGTCTCGTCAGCTCCACGCCCTGAAGGGTCTACAGAGACGATTGTCTCCTGATATTCACACATACCCTCATCAATGAACATCGGCCCGTAGAAGCGATCTCCGGGCAGTCCTACGGGGTTTAGGTTTTTGATCATATATCGAGGATCAGAAGACCAGGCATAACGCTCAGCACATTCCATCCCCAATGGGGTAACGATTAGATCAGCAAACTTAAGGGGGAACTTCTCAGCATCAGACATACTTGTATCAAGCATGAACTGAAGTTGAAAGTTAGAGCGGCCCATAGCGGACTCACGCTCCATCAGATCTAGGTCGCTAAATCTGGTGTCGGTGGGTGTCCCTCTCTCCACGCCTTGCTCAAGGTCTGCAACCAGTTGTGGTGCAAGGAGACCCTCGTATCCACTATCGTTCTTGGGGTAACGGGCTGGCCAGATAAACGGTCTATAGGACCGCTCAGCGAGTTTGCGGTAGATCGTGAAAACTGATTGGGGTGTCCCAAGGAAAAAAATTCTAGAGTTGTCATCAGGGGTAAGTATTGATTCAGCTTCAGTAACAAGTTGTAGAAGCTTTTGACGTTGCATATCAGTGCTGGAATTGCCAACATTTTCAACATCATCAAAAATGAGAAGATCTGCACGGCTCCCGGTCATGCTCCCTGTGATGCCGACTGATTTACAACTAGGGGCCTGGTGAGGTTTAGCGGGACCAACATCAAAAGAGATACGAGACCAACGTTGATCTGAATCTTTAGGGCCTAAATGGCTTAGCCATTCAATCTCAATAATAAGCTTTTGACAGAAGATAGCAAAGTTATCTGCACGTTCCTTTGAAGCAGAAACAACCATGATCTTTTTATCAGGGTCATTAAACAAGGTCCAAAGAACAAAGGCAGCTGTGATCCAACTTTTACCAACACCACGGAAGGCACTGATCTGCAGACGCTTAGGTCCGTTCTGAAGATAATCAGCAATAGATAACTGTGCTCTTGTAGGTCTAGGCAGATCTAACTCTTGCCAGACAAGTGTAAGAAAAGCTCTAAAGTCAACTCTTATTTTATGTTCAAGTTCGGTTAAATTCATAAATCATTGCATACGCGGTAGTGGGATTCCCAAACCTTCCACAACATCAGACAACACACCAAGAACGCCGCCTGGACTTTTCTTCTTCTCTATAGGCTTGAGCTTTGCCTTAGGAATAGTCAAAGGAGTAGCAGGTTGTGAATAAGCTTTAAAAACTTGATCTGCTGCTTTTCTACGTCGATCTGTATGAGGCACACTCGGACGAAAGTAACCCTGACCCCTTGCGGCAGATCCTGTGATTAGTTCTGCATAATCCGCAGAAGATAAATTAGGTGGTAGTTGATCTAAAGATCTAGTCCAACCGATGAGAGACTTGCCTTGCTTGTCATGTTTACCTGAATATTCATCAGCAAAATATTGCATCTGCCAGGAAGCCTTGTTAGGATCTAAACCAGAGGCGAGTGCAGCTTGGCGAGCACGATCGTAAGGACCACGCCTTACACCTGTGTACTGGGAAAGCCCTCTACCAGCCCTAGCATTCTTTTCAACAACATCTAGGTTTTGAAGCGTTGGGTCACCAGTCTCAACAATCCAAGATCCAATCAAACCAGCAGCTTGCTGTGGAGTCATTTGAGGAATACGACCTTGACTCATTTGTGTTATTTGAGGGGAGGTCAATACTGAAAACATGTAATCAGTATTATTATTTTTTTGAAAATCCATTTGTAAGACTAATTATATTTAAGCCATCAACTTCAGAAGGCTCTGAGTGATAGGTAGGAGGCTCTACAACAGGGTCAAAAGGGGCGATAGGTGCAATCCCCTTCTCGACAGCAGCGGACGCCTTAGCGGCGATGTATTGACTCTCTAGCCCATACAGCCATCCCTTAAGGAAAAAAGCCAAGGGGCCAGGTAATTTCTTATCTAGCCACTTAGCTATGTTCCGTAATTTATTAAGCCGGAACCTTATTTTCATACCTAGTCAGTGGTATATTTTTTACCTTTAAACGTGAAGGTTTTGTATCCTGATTTCTTAGCAGCTCCGTAAGCTTTATCGAAAGCTTCGGCAATAGAACCAACCTTGGCTGATCCCACTTTTTTAGCTCCAACCTTTTTACGGCTACGGACTGTTCCATCCTTATCTTTGGTGTTGTAGTTACCAGCGTTACGAGCGGGGTCTGGTTTCCACGCACCACTCTTTTTATTCCAGACAACAGGTTTTCCATTAAGGGTTGCCTTTTGTCCTTCTTTACGATTAGCTTTAGCCTTAGCCTTACTAACGGGATTACGAAGGGCACCAGTAGCTGCAGCAGTAACTAATCCAGCTGCAAGAGTTCCTTTGACACCACCACCAGATCTGCCCTTACCTTTAACAACTTGCTTAGGGGTTGAAAGACCCGATGTACCTCTGATGCTGTTACGACCTGGGGCGTTTGGTGGAGAGGTCTTAGATTTAGATCTAGAGCCAATAAGACCTGATACCTTTTGACGTGGTCCTTGCTGTGAAGCAGACCGAGGCCCTGATGCTCCTCTAGGTCGACCAGCAGATTGTGTAACAACAGGACGAGACTTAGCTCCACTACCACGCTGATTACGTGTGGCAGAAGAGGTAGGTCTAGGGGTGTCTTTTGCTGAAGCTTTAGAACGTGCTGATCTAGTGGTGGAAGAAGTTCTACGATTACGATCTGTTCTTGACTTCTTTCTCGGGTCTCTATTATTAGCCATAATGAATCTATTTTTTCTTTTTAGGAAATCCAGCTTTCATAGTCGCGTAAGACTTAGCTGATACAGTTGATTTCTTTTTAGAGCGTGAAGTACCAGCCTTCTTACGCTTATTAATATTGGCGTAAAGGCTCATTTATTCTTCTTACCCTTACGAGCCTTACACTTGGCACAGTTGCCTGATTTACAACACTTATATGCCATATCAGGTCAACACAGAAGTAGCTTTGCCAATTTGAGCTGAAGCTACAACATGGCTGTCTTCAGTAACAGTACTGAGAATATCAAGAACATTACTAACTGTACTAGCTGTAGTTAAAGCAGCAAGAGCAGTTACAGCAGTTGATGTAAGAACATAGTTACCACCTTTCTTCTTTTCTGTAGAGAAAGTAGTGGCAGGCCGTACAACGGCGGAAAAGGTTTGAGCAGTCATAGTTATTCTTTAGAAATAAGATTATCAAGTTTGGATTCAATACGAACCATATGGTCCTCGAATCGTGTCAGTATTAAAGACACTTCTTCTCTAGGGATATACTTCTCAGCGACCCTTAGTTCTATTGCGTTGATACGGTCGTTGAGTTTGGCAGACATAACTCCTAATCCCGTAGCAGCAGCAATAGCAATAGTTACAGCAGCTTCTATCATTACATTGTTTAAGCCGATTGAGTTTGCATAAAGACGTCTACATGCATGGACCCCTTAGCTTGATTGCAGGGGCGACAAGCTGTTACACAGTTGTCGGCTGTATCCGTACCACCCTTTGATTTAGGGCGAACATGGTCAATGGTTAGGTTTTCAGAGCAGCCACAGTAAACACATTTATGACCATCCCTATCCTTAATGCTTTCTCTAAACATACGTTTCGCATCACTAGAACGAAAGCAGAGAAGATTGTGCATGAGGCTTCGGGGAGTATCCATTGACTCATTGAGATTCCTAACGTTTATATTTGGATGAACCGTTGTTACCGTTACGGCGACGGTTAGAAGAAGCTTTTTCTTTGACGGTCTTACCGTTAGCTTTATGGCTGTTATCTAAGCCATCACCATTACCGTAAGTACCTTTCTGACGATTGATCTTATTAAGCTCAGCTCGACGTTGTTTAGCTTTGGGTGTTGCGTTGTATTTACGGCGAGCACGTCTAGTTGCTTCGCTGATTGCTGGATTCTTTTTGGCTGCTGCCATTAGATATATCCTTGAACATCATCAAAAGTCAGCTCAGGGATTGAGCCCATAAGGGATGCCAAAGGACTGCCGGTAATCGGAATGCCAGTGATGTCGTTTTTAGCGAGCCAATCAATAGCAGCACGTAGATCAGCCGTCGAAGCTTCTCCTGATTTAATACGGCCTACCAACTCAGTGGTAAGCAAAGAGTGAAGTTCGTCGAATAGATCTTCACCCGCACGTTCAGCCACGATCGTCAAGGCGACGGAGTGTTTGAGCTAGAAGCTCAGTAGCTTTACGCACTTCAGATACCTTTTCATCTTCTTTGCGAGAAGGCTTAAGTGTATCGATGAGAGACTTAGCAAGCTGTGCAATAGAGTTTTCCCGAAGACTGGATGAACCAATAACTTCAGATGCTAAAAATGCTACAAGAAAACCAACGGTCTCCAAGCTAAGTTTAATGCCAAGAATTTCAATCATAGGTTTTGGCTAATAATGTTAA